GTAAAGATAGAGAAATCTATGAACCTGTTATTAATCCTTATTCACCTATTATCAAATCTGTTGGAATTGGATCAACTGTCATTTATGTAGAAAATGTAAGACCATATTTTGATCCATATGATGAAGTTAATAATGTTGCACCAACATCTGATGATTTTGTTTTCCAGAAGAAAGTTAAGATAATTTCTCAGGAGGATAAGATTGGTGCTGCTGGTACTGCAATAGTATCTGGTCTAGGAACAATTTCTTCTGTTGCTATTTCAACTGGTGGTGTTGGTTATAGTACTGCTACAGTAAGTTTTGCCACTACTTCTATAAGTGGTGTTGAAGTTGGAATTGGTTCAACATCTACAACTGCTTTTGGATCTCCAATAATTGGTGCTGCTGGTACTATTACTGGTATTGCAATTACTAGTGTTGGTGCTGGATATACATCATCTAATCCACCTATGGTTCTTATCAGTCCTCCTGTTTGGTCTGAAGAGGAAAATAAGGTTGATTACTATCAAGGTGATTCTGGTATTATTGTTGGATTTGGAACTACTACAATTGGAGCTGGTTCAACCAACTATCAATTAATATTTGACTTACATATTCCTCTTACATCAGATCTAAGAGATTCTAATATTACTGGAACCGCAGTTACTATTAGTGGAATATCTACAGGTGATTTCTTTGTAGTTAATAATTCTACAGTTGGTAGTGCAACTACATCAATTAATTCTGTAGATACAGGTGGTGCTGTTATTGGAGTTGGAACTCAATTCCTAAATAACGTTTATGAAGTTAATAATTATGAAATAGTTCAAGCTGCAACTGGAGTTGGAACTACGGGTGTAGGAATAGGCACAACTCATCTTAATAGGGTGTTTGTGAAAGTAACCAACTTCAATACTTGGAGTGGTCAATGGCCTACTTTCAGTGGTGCTGGAATCCAAACTGGTAATTACTTTGGAGCATATAGTTGGGGTAAAATTAATTTAACCTCCAGATCTGAGAGTAATACTTATAATGCATATACTTTAGGTGGAACAGGTGGAATCTCTACTTCTCCAGTAGTAAGACGATCTGCTTCTCTAAAATATAAGCAATATAAAACTCCTTGATTAAATCATTAATAAATAAAGAAAAATCTCTGTCCAAATGGCTGCTATAATAACTGATCAGATTAGAATATTGAATGCGAAGAATTTTGTTGCTGGCGTAACTTCTAGTACAAATGCATATTATTCTTTTGTTGGATTAACGAATCCTACTGATGTTGCAACTGATTGGAATACAACTCCCCCTTCTCCCAAAGATAGTTTTGTAGAAGAAAATGATTATTGGGATAATATGATTGCATTGAAGAAAATTAATTCTTCGGACTGTAAACAAGTTATCACTAAAAGGGTTTGGTCATCAGGTACTACCTATGACATGTATAGGGGAGATTATAGCAGGACAAATACTGCTCCAGTTTCAGGTGCAACTAATTTATATACAGCAACTTATTATGTTATAAACAGTGATTATAGAGTTTATGAATGTCTTCAGAATGGTACAGATCCTGATAATCCTAATGGAAGACCATCATTAGACGAACCAACTTTTACTGATTTAGAACCAAGATCTGCTGGTAGTAGTGGTGATAATTATATTTGGAAATATCTTTATACAATTAAACCATCTGATATTGTAAAATTTGATTCTACGGATTTTATGCCCGTTCCTGCGGATTGGGAAACTGCTAATGATAATGCATCGGTTAGAGATAATTCAGTAGATGGATCTATTAAGATTGTAACTGTTACAAATAGAGGAGAAGGTATTGGTCCTGTAGGAGGAACGGAATATAGAAATGTTCCTATTAAAGGTGATGGATCAGGTGCAGAATGTACTATTACAACAACTAATGATCAACAAGTTGATACTATAGTTATTTCTAAACAAGGATCAGGATATACTTATGGAAGTGTTGATTTAGAAGCAGGTAGTGTTCCTACTGGAACTACCAGACCTTTATTTGACGTTATTATTCCTCCACAAGGTGGTCATGGATCTAATATTTACAGAGAACTTGGTGCTTACAATGTTTTATTATATTCTAGAATTGAAAATGATAATGAGAATCCTGATTTTATAACTGGTAATGATATTGCGAGAGTTGGTGTTGTATGCAATCCTCAACAATTTGATTCTACTTCTCTTTTAAGTTCTGATAAAGCAAGTGCTCTTGGTGCTTTAAGATTGGTAGGAACTGGTTATAGTTCTGCTACATTTACCGCAGATTCTTATGTTACTCAAACAATTGCTACTGGCTCAACTGCGGTAGGAAGAGTAGTTAATTATGATCAAACTACAGGTGTATTGAAGTATTGGCAAGATAGAACCCTTGCAGGTTTTAATACTGTTGGAACTGCTAATACACAACCCCAGTATGGATTTAATTTAAATGCATTTACTGGTTCTCCTGGTACTGGAGGAAGTAAAGAAATTACTCCTTCATCTGGATCTACTTTGGAGATTGATGATGGTTTTACGGGTCTGTCTACCGTAATAAATAATAAAACATATTATCTTGGACAGAGTTTTACTGAAGGTATTGCTAATCCCGAAGTTAAAAAATACTCAGGAAATATTATTTACGTTGATAATAGACCAGCTATTACTCGGTCAACAAACCAAAAAGAAGATATCAAAATAGTATTGCAGTTCTAAAAAATCATGCCACAGCAAACCAATTTAAATGTATCGCCATATTTTGACGATTATGATCCGACGGATGATTTTTATCGGGTTTTATTTAAGCCTGGATATCCTGTTCAAGCTAGAGAGTTAACAGCTCTTCAATCAATACTACAAAATCAGATTGAGAAGTTTGGTCAACACTTCTTTAAAGAGGGTGCTAAAGTAATACCTGGTAATACTGGATATAATAGAATTTATTATGGTATAAAAATTAACAATAATTATCAGGGAGTTCCTGTAAGTGCATATGCAGATCAACTAATTGGCACAAAAATTACAGGCCAAAGATCTGGTGTAAGTGCTGTTGTAGATAAAGTTTTATTAGCAGATGATTCTGAGCAGGATCAACTGACTCTTTATGTAAATTATCTAACATCAAATACAGGAGATAATTCTACTCAAGTATTTTCTGACGCAGAAGAATTGATATGTTCAGAAATAATAACTTCGGGGTTATTGGGAAATACTTCCATTTCTGCTGGCGCTCCATTTGCTCTTACTGTACCAAACAATGCTGCTGTAACTGGTTCATCTTTCCAAATTCAGAATGGTGTATATTTTGTTCGTGGTCAATTTTGTAATGTAAATCAAGAAACTCTTATTCTTGATCAGTACAATAGTGCTCCAAGTTATAGGGTAGGACTGTATGTAAATGAAGAGATAATAAATGCAGATATAGATGAAAGTTTAAATGATAATTCACAAGGATTTAATAATTATTCTGCACCAGGTGCTGATAGATTAAAAATATCTTTAAGTTTGTTTAAAAAATCACTAGATGATTTTGATGATAATAGTTTTGTTGAATTAGCAGTAATAAATGATGGTGTTTTAAGAACTCAAAGAAAAGGATCTGCTGGGGGTGGTGCTGCTCTTGGTGGATTTAGTGGAGTATATTCTTCTAATTTTGATTTAACAGATACTCTTGCAAGAAGAACATATGATGAAAGTGGTAATTATGATGTAAGACCTTTTGATGTTACTCTTTTAGAATCTTTAAATGATAATATTGGAAATAGGGGAGTATTTAAGGCAGGTCAATTCACTCCAGGAGGAGAAACACCAAGTGATGATTTAGCATTATATAAAATTTCTCCAGGTAAAGCTTATGTTAAGGGTTATGAGATTGAAACATTAAATCCAACATTTCTTGATGTACCTAAACCAAGAGATGTACATACATTACAAAATCAGTCAATAATTTATAATACTGGTGCAACTTTTAAAATTAATAGTGTCTTTAGAACTCCGACAGTAGGTATCGGTAGTACATATGTTCTAAGTTTAAGGGATGAAAGAGTTGGTGTAAACTCTGAAGGTGCTCCAGGACAAGAAATTGGTCTTGCAAGGGTGTATGATTTTAGATTAGAATCAGGAACATATGAAGTTGCAGAAAGTGATAGAGCTAAAAATCAATGGGATATTTCATTATATGATGTACAAACTTTTAGTGAAATTGAATTAAATCAACCTATTACACAATCTGTTCCTGCTTTTATTGAAGGAAAGAATAGTGGAGCAACTGCTTTTCTTGTAGGTTCCGTTACTTCTGGGGTAGGATTAACTGTTTATGAAAAAAATGGTAATTTTATTGCAGATGAACAATTAATAATTAATGGTATTAATAATGGAAGAACTGCAATAGGAATTACTGACTATACAGTTTCTGATGTTAAATCTCTTTATGGAACTGATGATGGTACTATTGGTATTAACACTTTTAGTGCAAATATAATTCCATCTACTTTATTTGATGTTGGTATTGCTACTATTGGTATAGACAAAGGAGCAGCAGGAACTGTAATACAAAGTACTAATCCTAATTTCCCAGGTATTACTACTATTGGTAATCTTATTCAATATAGTGATCTTAATATATCAGAAGATCCTATTTTAGCAAGAGTTATTAGTGTAAGTTCAAATTCTATTTCTGTTGTTGGTGTTGCTACTGTTGCTGGTGTATGTAATGGTGGATTACCTGTCGTATCAACTTCTTCTGGTATTACATCACAAACAGCATTTAAGGAAGTAAGTGATTTAAAAGTTTTATCAACTAAATTTGATGTTTCTACTGATAATACTTTAGTCACACGACTTTCTAAGACAAATATATCTCAAGTTGATTTAACTGGTGCGTCAATTGTTATAAGGAAAACTTTCCCTGTTAATATTAGTAGTGGTAGATTAGAAACTCCTCTTCCAACTATACCAACAGATGAATCATTCCAACCATTTACTGCAAAGAGATATTCTTTGATTGGTGCAGATGGTAAGACACATGAATTAACAGCAGATCAATTTGATTTTGGATCTGGAAATACTTGCCAAATTCGTGGTTTAACTGATCCTCCTGCTGCAAATAAAGGAGCAACTTTGATTGCTACTATTAAAAAGCAGAAACCAAAGTCAAAGGAAAAAATAAGGAATAGAGTTAAATCTTTAGTGGTTAATTATTCTAAAGATTCTGCTTCTGGAATAGGAACTACAACATTAAATGATGGATTGACTTATGGTGCTTATCCATATGGAACAAGAGTTCAAGATAAAAATATATCTATAAATGATGCTGATATTATAGAAGTATTGTCAATATATGAATCAGCTGATACGAGTGATCCATCATCACCAAAAGTTAATCTTTCTTCTATTGTTACACAATCAACCACAACAAATGAATTGATTATTGGTGAACAAATAATTGGTCAATCTAGTGACGCTGTTGCAATGGTAGCAGAAAAACCAAGTGATAGTCAAATTACTATAATTTATCAAAATGAGCATTTATTTAAAGAAGGAGAAATTGTAAACTTCCAAGAATCTGGTGCTAATGCAGTGGTTTCAAGTTTAGATTCACCAAGTTTTGATATATCTCCAAACTTTACATTTGTAGATGGACAACAATCTAGTACTTATAATATTGGATCAATTAAGAGAAAATTTGATTCTGATCCTCCATCCAAAAAGATAAAAATTTACTATTCTAATGGATCTTTTGATGCCAATGATAATGGCGATATTATAACTGCTGATTCTTATAACCAATATGATTATGGAATAGATATTCCTAAATTGGATGGCACTTCCAATACTGATATGATTGATATCAGACCAAGAGCAACTAATATAGCTTCTGTTTCTGAAGGTGATAGATCTCCACTTGAATTTAAAGGAAGAAACTTTAATGCATCTGGAAACTCTGCTCCTAACATATTAGCATCTGATGAAACTATAACACTTGATTATTCATACTATCTTGGAAGAATTGATAGAATATTCTTAAGTAAAGAAGGGCAATTCCAAATAAAATATGGAGATCCTGCAGAAGATCCACAAAAACCTGTTCCTGTTGATGGTGCTATAGAAATAGCAACTGTTAGGCTTCCACCTTATCTTTATAATGTTGCTGGAGCGCAAATTGATTTCTTAGATCGTAAGAGATTTACGATGTCTGATATCAAGAATCTTGAGAATAGAATTAAGAACCTTGAATACTATACAACTCTTTCTTTATTAGAAACAAATACAGCAAATCTTTTTGTTGCTGATGATGATGGATTGAATAGATTTAAATCTGGATTCTTTGTTGATAATTTCACTGGATTTAAAACTCAGGAACAAGGAACTCCTATTGACAATAGTATTGATCCAAAAAATAAGGAATTAAGACCAAGACATTATACCAACTCTGTTGATTTAATATTTGGTCCAGTTGTAGATAATGATCCTACTGATGACCTTAATTTTGCTACAATTGAAGGAATAAATGTAAGGAAGAAAAATGATATTATAACTTTAGATTATTCTGAAGTTGAATGGTTAAAACAAAGTTTTGCTACAAGATCTGAAAGTGTTACTCCTTTCTTAATTAGTTTCTGGCAAGGAACTATGGAAATAACACCTGCATCTGATACTTGGGTTGATACTGCTAGATTGCAACCTAAAATTATTAATGTAGAAGGTGATTACCAATCTGTTTATAATAGAATGGTTGATAATGGTGAAATAGATGAACAGACAGGATTTGGACCAGTAACATGGGGTTCATGGCAGACCACATGGACAGGAACAACAACTAATGATACTAGTAGAGATACTGTAATTTCTAATCAAACTCGTGTTTTTGGAATGGGTGGTTGGATTAATAACTTTAGTGGTGGATTTGGAAACCCTGCTAGAAGAATTAGAGAAACAGTTAATAGGGTAACTAGAGAAACTGTAAGAACAACAACTGAACAAGGTGTTGAGAATAGAACAGGTACTCAAACATTAGTTACTGAATCATTTGATAGAACATCTGTGGGTGATAGAGTTGTAAGTAGAGATCTTGTTCCATTTATGAGATCTAGAAATATTGAATTTATTGCTAAAAGAGTTAAACCATTAACAAAACTTTATGCTTTCTTTGATGGACAAGATGTCACTAAGTATTGTGTACCTAAGATCCTTCAAATTTCTATGACATCTGGAACTTTCCAGGTTGGTGAAAAGGTTGTTGGAATGGTTAATCCAACTGGCCTCAGTCAAATAACTGCAGATAGTATACCATCAATTAATTTTAGGGTTGCTCAATCTAATCATAAAGAAGGACCATATAATATTCCTACAAAGGTTTATGCAGAAAATCCTTATAATAATCAATCTTTTCCTGCGTCATACTCATCTACATCAACTGTTTTGAATGTAGATACTTTCTCATTATCTAATGAACCACAAGGTGAATATTTTGGATGGGTTGAACCAGGAATGGTTTTAAGAGGTCAAAGTAGTGGAGCAATAGCAACTATTGATGATGTACAACTTCTTTCTGATATTGGTGCTTTTTGTGGTGGATCATTCTATATTCCTAACCCAAATAATATTAGTTTCCCAAGATTTGAGACAGGAAGCAAAACTCTTACATTAACCAATGATCCAGATAATAATCCAGATAATGCTACAACTGTTACTGATGAAACATTTACGTCTTCTGGAACATTAGAAACTGTTCAAGAAAATATTGTTTCTGTTAGAAATGCTAGGGTTGAACAAAGACAACAATTCCAAGAAAGGAATGTTAATAGAAGTCTTGGAACCGAGGTTGTAGGATCTTCAGTTGTTGCTGAAAGTACAGAACAACAAATTATAGGATGGTATGATCCTCTTGCACAATCATTCTTGGTTGAAGATGCTGGTGGAATATTTGTTACTAAATGTGATGTTTTCTTCAGGACTAAAGATGATATGGATATACCTGTGGTATTCCAAATCAGATCTATGAAAAATGGATTACCAACACAACATGTTCTTCCTTTCTCTGAAATAGTTTTAGATCCATCTGAAGTTAATACTTCAGCAGATGGTTCTGTTGCAACTACAGTTGAATTTAAAGCACCTATTTATCTTGAAGGTAATAATACCGAATATGCTGTTGCTTTAGCATCTAACTCTACAAAATATAGTGTTTATATTTCAAGAATTGGTGAAACTGATCTACTTACAGATACATTTATTTCTAACCAACCTTACTTAGGATCTCTCTTTAAATCTCAAAATGCTTCCACATGGGAACCAAGTCAGTGGGAAGATTTAAAATTCACATTATATAGAGCAGACTTTGAAACGTCTGGTACAGTTGAATTTTATAGCCCAGAACTTACTGAAGGAAATGATCAAATTCCTACCCTACAACCAGATTCATTAATTCTTGGTTCTAGAAAAATAAGAGTTGGTTTGGGAACAACTGTTGGTGATAGTTATGAGATGGGTAATACCATTATTCAAGATGGAACTATGGCAGAGGGTAATATTGTTGGATCAGGTGGATCTATCACTCCTACTGGTTTAAGTATTACTAATGCTGGTATTGGATATACACCTCTTGATGGTAATCAAACATTTAGTAGTGTAAATCTAGTCACAATTACTGGTACTGGAAAAGGAGCAGTTGCAGATGTTTATGTTAATAACGGAGTTGCAGCTGCTGCTACTATTACTTCTGGTGGTACAGGATACTCTGTAGGTGACGTACTTGGTATTACTACTATTGGAATTTCTACTGGTGGTAGTGGAACTGTTGGACGTAATGCTAGATTTAGTATTACTGGTATCGGAATGACCAACGAATTGACTATTGATAATGTTCAGGGTGAATTTGTTGTTGGTACTGCAAATACTCTTTTCTATACAAATAGTTCTGGTATTAAAACTGAACTTGGATATGTTAATGGTGGAGATGTGCAGATTAGTTCTATTGATGTTGAGTCTGATGGTTTACATATTAAAGTTAATCATAAGAATCATGGAATGTATTCCACTCAAAATAGAGTTAAAATATCTAATGCCCAATCTGATATTAAACCAACTAAGTTAAGTATTGCATTAGAAACTGGTAATGAAGCTTCATTTACTGTAGATGATGCGGATGCGTTTTCAAATTTTGAAAATGTTGGAGTTGGTACAACCAATAGAGGTTATGTTAAGATTGGAAAAGAAATTATTGAATATAACAATGTAGTTGGAAATGTTATTAGCATTTCTGCTAGAGGTGATGATAAAGTTGATTATTCTGTAGGAACTCCTGTTTATAAGTATGAACTTGGGGGAGTAAGTTTAAAGAGAATAAACACAACTCACGGACTTTCAACTACAACATCAACAGCTACTTCTGGATCGATTACTTTTGATTCTTATAATATCAAACTTGATATGACTGGAATTGGAACTATTAATGATGATAGAAGTAATGATGTTGGATTCCCTAAATTATACTTAAATCAAACTAAGTCATGTGGAGGATATGAAACAAAGGCAACACAAAATATGCCATTTGAGGTTATTACTCCAATAGTTCAAAATGTTACTACTACAGGAACTAATTTAGGATGTGAAGTAAGAACCACTTCTGCAACAAGTATTAGTGGAGATGAAACTGGATATCTTGATGAAGGATTTGAATCTATTGCTATAGGTGAACCAAATTATCTTGATACTCCAAGAGCAGTTTATTCTAAAATTAATGAAGATGAAAAATTAGATCAAGTTGAAGGGAATAAATCTCTACAAATGAGATTAACTCTTGGAACTACTGATACTAAGGTAAGTCCAGTAATTGATGGTCAAAGAGTAAGTGTTATTCTTACAAATAATAGGGTTAATAGTGTAGTTAGTAACTATGCTACAGATAATAGAGTAAAAAGTGTTGAAGGTGATCCTACTGCTTGTCAGTATCTCACTAAAGAACTTCAATTAGAAAATGCTGCTACTTCTATTAAGATAATATTATCAGGTCATGTTAATCCATATGCTAAAATTAGAGCATTTTATGCAGTTGGTAATGATCCTGGATTTGATCCAATATTTACTCCATTCCCTGGATTTAATAATTTGAATAGTAGGGGTCAAATGATTGCTCAACAAGATAGTGATGGATTACCTGATAGGGTTATTATTCCATCAAGTCAATATGGTTTTGGTGATAATGCAACATTCAAAGAGTTTACATTTACAGCAGATAAACTACCTACCTTTAGATATTATAGAATCAAACTTCTATTAACATCAACAAGTCAAGTATTTGTTCCAAAGGTTAAAGATCTACGTGTAATGGCTCTTGCTTAATA